CAGGTAGGGAAGACTGTTATTTGGCCAGCAGAGTGGATGTACACTCATCGTTCACGTATTGATATGGAGAATGAGAAAATGATCATCACAGGTTGGGTTGAGTTGATATGAATTTAATTTGTAATCTTCCAGGTGAGAAGGTATGGGTTAGACGGGAATATCTCCGAGATCATCAAGATGGTCATGGAGAGTTTGTAGAGGGTGTCTGGGTTGCTTGTAAGAGTATACCTGGACGCGCTTTTTATTTTGAAACGTATCTTCCAGAATATGGAGCGATGTATGATAAACTTCCGATATCTGCATTTACCCGAGCGCCGAAAACACCGACGCCCGACATGTCTCTAGAAAATCTACAATTCTGGAACTGTATGGATTATGGAGTGATGGCAATCAATAAGGGGTTCGTATCCTCTATGGATTGCGAAGTACGAACGAGAGACCATGGATTGTTACGAGGTCAATACTTGTTTACGTTAGATAACTATCATGCGAACATCGATGTGATAGATAATAATGTAAGTGAAGTGCCTCAAGAGCACAAGTCACATAATTGTATTGCGTTAGAGAATGGTCAGTTTGCATTGTATCCTAATAATAGGATGCGTCTGTATGACCTCTCTATTACGCCTGAAGAACCCAAGACACCTGATTTCAAGGTAAGTACCATTGAGTATCAAGTTGAAGCAGGAACGGACTGGGGACGTTTAGGTGACACTGATGATTATTTTTGGGAAACTAATGCTGAACGAAAACTACGGACGGAGACCAACAATGGACAAACGAGTGGACAAGAGTGAAGACTTTAAGAAGTCTGGCATGACACTCATTACGGAAATTGATAGTGAGCGTTACCTAAAGAAAGCGTCGAAGATGAAGAACGAAGAGAACGATGGTTTCTTCGACAATCAAGAAGAGTGGGCGGACGGATTCTGTGGGAAGTGATAAATAGAAACAGCCTATAGCTGTGTCTAAATGCCTTCCTTTCAGACATTTAAAGATCTGAGTGTTACATTCAAGAAGCATCCTGTTACCGATGATTTGGTAACGGTGAAGGATAAGGCAGCTATCGTACAAGCGATGACTGCCTTACTTCTTACAAAGAAGGGAGAAAGACTGTTTCAACCTGAGTTAGGAACAGATCTAGCAAAAACATTATTTGAACCACTAGATTATGGTACTGCTACTATAGTAAAGAGTACGATAAAAGAAACTTTGATGAGATATGAACCACGTATCTCAGTTGATGATATTCTATGTGAACCAAATTTTGATAGTGACGGATATAGTGTAGAAGTTTACTACACTATTGTTGGACGTGATGATTTGCCACAGTCTGTAGAATTCTTTTTAGAGAGAACTCGATAAATGCCGTACACTCAAGTTGCAAATTTAGACTTTGATGATATCAAGGTAGCTCTGAAAGATTATCTTAGAGCACAGTCGGAATTTACTGACTACGACTTTGAGGGAAGTGCATTATCCAACCTCATTGACGTACTAGCGTATAACACCTATTATACGGCGTTCAATACAAACATGGTAGTCAATGAACTATTCATTGATAGCGCCACGTTGAGGGACAACGTAGTAGCACTAGCGAAGCAATTAGGGTACAGACCCAAGAGTGCTACATCTCCAACAGCATATATCTCTTTTACTGCAACTTATCAGAACGCTACAACTGATACTGAGTTGTTCTTGAAAAAGGGAACAGGATTTATCTCAACTTATGACAACAATGTTTATCAGTACGTTGTTACTGATGATGCAAAAGGACAGGTTGTCAATAACGTTGCAACATTCACTGATGTACCTATTCAAGAGGGTACATTACTAACAAATACGTTTATTGTTAATACTGCACTCAAGACACAGCGATTTATTCTTGATAACCGCAATATTGACACAAACACTATCCGAGTAAAGGTATTCCCTACTGGTAGTGGTATTAGTAAACCTTATCTTGTAGCAGATAACATTCTAGGTGTAGACGGCACATCAGAAGTATTCTTCATTGATGAGATTGAAGACGAAAGATACGAACTTCTTTTGGGTGATGGTGTTCTAGGAAAGAAACTTGATACTGGTGCAAGAATTGAAGTCTCATACCTAACAACCTCTGGTCCAGAGAGCAATGGTGTTAGAACTTTCTCATTTGCTGGTGTATTAGAGAATGTCAACGGTGTTACACCTAACGCTGACATCTCAGTGACCTCTACTGTCGCCTCAGCGGGCGGAGAAGAGATCGAAAGCACTGCTAAGATTAAATATACCGCTCCTAAGGCATACGGCACACAGGACCGTGCTGTAACCGCTCAGGACTATGAGACAATTGTCCGTAAAGTATATCCAGCAACTAGTGATATCATTATCTTTGGTGGAGAGGACCAAGTTCCACCTGAGTATGGCAAAGTATTCATTGCATTGAAACCAAAGGATGCAAGTTACCTCACTTCACTGACAAAGAACAATATTGTCACTGAATTGAAGAAGTATGCAGTAGCATCTGTAGAACCAGTCTTGGTTGACCCATCAATTCTGTTTGTAGAGTTGACAAGTAAGATCTACTACGACAGAAATAAGACTGATGCGACACCTGCAATGATCAGAGACACTGTAATTGGTGCAGTACAGTCTTATCTTGATACAAGTGATACTGAAAAGTTCAATGGTAAGTTTAGATATAGTAAAGCGGTTGCTGTAATCGATGATGCAGACCGTGCTATCAATTCTAACTTAACATCTGTTACAATGAGGAAAGATTTCATTCCTCTGCTAAACTCTACATCCTATTATGAAATTTGTTTCCAAAATACGTTCGACACTGAGTGCGACGATCCTGTTCTATCATCTACTGGTTTTAGGGTTACTGAATATCCTAATTTCGATGTGTATGTCGAAGACAGGGCAGGCAAAATTGTCCTATATAGACTAGATACCGTAACTGGTGAAAAAGTTGTCCTCGACAGCGATATTGGCGATATTGATTATGTAAATGGTGAACTGAAAATGTATGCCCTTACAATCATTAAGGGTAGTTTCTTTGATAATCGCATTTCTGTTAGAGTAAAACCCCTTTCTAATGATATCAAGGCACTCCGTGAGGTTTATCTTGACGTTGACGTTGCGAATTCCTCGTTCACTGCATACAAAGAGTAAAGTAAATGCCTGCTGTAAAGACTAAGAGAATTTCCACTCTGATCGAGACGCAGCTTCCTGCTTTTATTTCTGATGAATACGAACTGTTTAGTAAGTTCGTTCAGAAGTATTACGAAGCTCAGGAAGTACAGGGTGGTACTTTGGATGTTATCAATAACCTCCAAAAGTATGCTGATATTGATTTTTATGAGAAGAACATTCTCAAGCAGCACGATAGTCTAACAGCTACTATTACTGATAGCGATACTACGATCACTGTCACAGATGCACAATCCTTCCCAAAGAAGAACGGATACATCCGCATTGATGATGAGATCATCTTCTATGCTACAAGGACCGACACAGAGTTCCAAGACTGCTCTAGAGGTGTTAGTGGCAACACATCTCTTGGTGATCTATATGAAGCAAGCAATTTTACTAGTACAGATGCGGCACCGCATAATGCTGGGCAAAAGGTTCTTAATGTAAGTAACCTTTTCTTGTATGCATTCGTTAAAAACTTTGAAAATCAATATCTAGGTTCTTTCCCAGAAAAGTATCTTAAGGGAGAAGTTGATAAGAGAACTCTGATTAAGAATATTCAGAAGTTCTACAAAGCAAAAGGAACTACCAGTTCTATTAAATTCATCTTTAACACGATTGTTGCTAAAGATGTAAACAATAAACCAGAAGTATACAAACCAAGAGATTTCACTTACAAATCATCTGAATCTGATTGGACTAATGTATATGCTCTTAAGTGTAAGGTTGTATCTGGTGATGTTAATAGTCTGATTGGAAAGAAAGTTGTTCAGATTGCCACAGCAGAATATGGATATGCCGATGCAGTCGTAGATAACGTATATGCTGACGGTACTGCAGATAACGAAGTAATCTATAACATTGTATTAGCACCAGAAACAGTTAATGGTTCTTTTGCAATCTCAACTAAAACTAAACTTGAAAAATCAGTTGCTGGAACAGATAGCACTGGTGATAGAATTAATGTGTCATCTACCCTTGGTTGGGGAAAGACTGGTTCTATTCTGCTTGGAACTGAGACAATTACATTTAAAGAAAAAACAGTAACTCAGTTTATTATTGATGAAAGACAACCTTCTGGAGCTATTGCATATCAAGAAGGAACAGCAGTATACAAACCAGTAACGATTGAAAATTCTGATGTAACTTTGCTTACATTTGGTGTTGTCTATAATTTAAAACCAGAATCTGCTCAACCATATTCTAGTCCTGGTGATAAGATTCTTGTGTCCAGACCTGGATTTGAAACTGCAGATCCTAAAATTGTTCAGACTGGAACTAATCAAACAAGATGGTTACTGAATCAAGGTACTGCACCAGTCATTCCGACATTACCAAGTATTCAAACATCTTTGAATCAATTGACTACAGATGTATCATCTATCTTTGCAGATGATCAATATTATTATATCACATCTTCTTCTTTCCCATCACATAAAATTTTAGATGGATCTACAGTAAGCGAGACATTACTAGATCAAAGAATTCTTCGCATTATTAGAAAAGAAGCAACAAGGACCACAGAAAAATATAAGACTCCAAACAGAGACGTTGGCATCCTTCTAAACGGTGTCCCTGTCTACGGTTTCAGGGATCACGATAGTATTCGTTTTGGAAAACTGGAAGAAATTAGAATTAACACACAAGGAAGAGGTTATGCAAAACCACCTTTTGTATTGATTGACCAGGTTCCAAATAAAGCTAGAGCAGTTCTGACTGGTCAAGTTGTAGAAAGAATTATTGTAGACACAGAAGATATTTTTCCAAAAACTCCAGAGATTACTATTACTTCTGGTAGAAATGCTTCTGTTCGTGCAATCGTAACTGGTGGTAAAGTAACAAGTCTTGTCATTGATAATCCTGGCGAGTTTTATTCATCTCCTCCAATTGTAAGAATTAGAGATAATGCTGGAAGAGGAAGATTTGCAACTTATAATGCAATTGTAAACACTGATGGCAATATCACAGGATTTGATAAAATTGACGAAGGAAACTTCTATAATCAAAATACTGTTATTGTAGATATCATTCCAGTTGGAGAGGATGCAACAGGTATCCCATTACTAAAAGAATGGAACTTCAACAGATTTAATAAAATTGAAAATAATCTTGATACTGAGTATGGTTATATTTTTCAAAATTATAACATTTCATTAGAATATGGTTATGGATATGTTGGTAATCCTAAAGCTTTACGTGTTGCTCTTAACGACAACATCAACAATGCAGGAACTGAACCTGCTACAAAAACTCATTCTCCAATTATTGGATTCGCTTATGACGGTAATCCAATCTATGGTCCATTTGGTTATGAGAACCCTCTAGACTCTAATTCTCCTATTGTGAGAATGACATCTAGTTATTCTTTGAATGGAACTCGTAAAGAGGGTCCCTCTCTTTCTAATTATCCTCTTGGATCATTTAATAATGATTACACGTACACTCACAAGAGTGGCACATTAGACGAGAATAATGGAAGATTTACAGTTACCCCAGACTTTCCGAAAGGAACTTATGCTTATTTCATTACTATTGATAGCAATCAAGTACCGCAATATCCGTACATTTTAGGAGAGAACTTCTATTCTCTTCCTGTTGATAGTAATTACAACTCTAACATCAATCAAGATGACATTCCAAAAAATTCCAAGAAGTATTTGATTCCTGGAATGCAAGGTAATGGTGAAGGTGTTATTGCTTCTATTGGAGAAGTAAAATCTGGAACCGTTGATAGTATTGATGTAATTAGATCTTCTGACAACTTCTCTGTTAACTCACAATTATATTTTGATAATAGAGGAACAGAAGGATCTGAAGTTGAGTCTATCATCTCTTCTGTAAAAGGAAAGGATGTTAATTACCTAGAATGCAAAGAAGATAAAGTTGTAAAACTAACAACAATCCAAAGTGCATATCTATTTGCTGATGATACATTAAATCAACCATCATCTGGTGCATTTGGTTCTATTGTTGGTACAGTTAGAAATGACAACACAATTGTACTCAGAAATGTAAGTGGAACTTTTGATGAAACTGGAACTTTCTCTGCAACTATCAAAACTTTTCTGATCTTATTGGATCAAAGAAGTTCTTACACTAAAGGTGCAATTTTAAGTTTGACTGATGGTGTAAATGCTCCTATTGCAACAGCAGAAGTATTAGAAGGAACATCATCTCAAAACACAGTCCAGATCAAGGTTCTTACTGGTACATGGATTGTAGATGATGATTATTTCTTACAATCAAGTAACTTATTCAATACTTCTGGAACTAAAGTAGTAACACTAACTTCTCTCAGTGATGGACTCAATCCATTTGAGGTAAATCAAAGTGTAGCGTTAGTTGAAACTCAAGAACCTCATGGATTAGGAATTGGAGATCAAGTAACAATTGACATCAATCCTGATGACACAACTAAAACTAAGACCTACTATCTCAGGAAGAGGTTGTATCAGGAAGCTGTTCTGATTCCTCCTAGCAGAAAAACTGCTATCAACTTTACTGGAATTGGTCGTTATGAAATCCTTAATGGTGGAGCTGATTATACTGCTGGTACTTACACTAGTGTTGCTCTTACTGGTGGATCGGGAACTGGTGCCACTGCTACATTTACTGTATCTGATGCAGGTTTAGTTTCTGGTATTCAGATTCAAGATGCTGGTTCTGGATATGCAAGAGGAGACTATCTCTCTGTTGCTGATGAAGATTTAGTGAGATCTGGTGCTTCTCAGTCTACTGCAAGATTTACTATCTACATTGGACACGTTGGTGTTCCTGCTGGCGGTACAAAAGTAACAGTTGATGATCCATCAGGTTTTGCTGTTAATGATCAAATCCAAATTGGTGCTGAAATTTTACAGATTGCAGGTATTAATGGTAGTGACTTTAGTGTTATCAGAGCTCAAGAAGGAACTTCGGATGTAGATCATTTTGATGGACAAGAAGTAACTCTATACAATCCAAGATATAATTTTACAGAAAACTATCAAATTTTCACAGGGTCTGGTTCTGGATATGTTCAATCGTATGACCCTGTAACACAAAAAATTATTGTTGTATATGATTATGGTACACTTGTATCTACTGCAAATGAAGTTACTCTAAGTTCTAGTTTCTTTGACTCTAGTAATCCACAAAGACTAGTTTCTGTCAAGTCTGCTGATGAATTAGTTTACAAATTTGAATTCTCTGAAGACAATAGTACGTTTGTACCTAATCCTAATATAAATCTACAAGAGTTTTACAAATATACTTTTGACACGTCTCATTCTAGTCTTACTGGGACTTATTTTGATATTAGTCCAAGTAATAATTTTAACTTGATTACTGAGGAGAAAGAAGCATCTACGACTCTTCCTGGTAACCCAGGTGCATTTACTAATGTCAAGTTTGGATTTGGTTCTAGACTTTCTAATAACAACTATCAAACTAAGAGAGGAACTGATTTTACAAACTTCTATTACTTTGATAAGAAAAATGTAGTAAGTTCTGGTGGTGCATTCTTTAAGATTATCACAGACCCATTACAAGGAATTAAGACTCTCAACTATGTTACATCAAACCGTTTTGTTTATGATATTACTAGTGAGCCTCTTTGGGATGGTTCTGGATCCATTTCTTATACTACTACTGGTCAGTTCGCTATTGGTGAGATCAATGAAGTCAGCATCATCAACCTTGGATTAAATTACAAAAAAGTACCTGCAATTATTGGTGTTGATCCTTCTGAAAGTTTCAGAGCATCTGCTACAGTATTGTTTGACACTGCATCACAAACCATCACTGGTGTTAGAGTAGATAATAAAGGTTCAAACTATGTCAATCCAAAAGTTGTAATTATTGATGGCGATGGAGTTGATGCATCATTCAATATTGTTGCCAGAAATGGTGAGATTTTCTCTCTGACTGTAGATAAACCAGGAAGAGGATATACAAAAGCACCAACAATCCAGATTATTGAAAGTGATGTTGAAGCTTTTGCAAACAGTGTCACAATTGGTGTTCCTCAAAGTGTAACTTTTGTAAGAAACGGTGGTGCATTCCATTTAGATAAGACTGTTTCTTCTTCGTTTACTTCCAACTATGTTGCTGTACTTAAAGATTATAATGGAGATTTCAGAAAAGGTGAGTTAGTAGTACAGAGAGTAAATGGTGTAGAAGTATTCAGAGCAAGAGTTGCTGAATGGAGATTTGGATCAAGACTATTAAAACTAGAAAATACAGTTGGTATTATTCGCGAAAATGTTGCGATTGAATCTTATAATATGCCTGTATCTGGCATTGTTCATTCAGTTTTTGTCAGCACATTTACAGAAGAAATTTCTAGTTTCTATGATAACCTAGGATTCTACAAATCTGATAAAGGTCGCCTTGGTGTATCAAATCAAAAATTATTAGATAGTGACTTCTATCAAGATTATTCTTATGTTGTAAAATCTAAGACTCCTATTGATCAGTGGCGTGAACTAATCAAGTCTACTACACACCCTGCTGGTTTTAAACTATTTGGACAGGTTGATGTAGAAGCTACTGCCAGCAGTGAGATGCCAGCAGAACTTCCAAAGGCATCTCATTTTAGTGTTGTACAACTTTGGGATCCAGATAAAAATAAGATCACTGTTGAAAGCACAAAGCAAGTAACTACACAGACAGTACAAAGTGTACAAAGTCAAAGAGTTCGTAAATCTTTTGGTACTGCAGCTGCTAGTGAATTTTTATTCAATGAAGTTCGTGCATTTGAGTTTACTCTTAATGCACCTTTTGATGGTTATTACGATACCGATGGAAGACTGCAAGGAACAACATCATTCCAAATTTTAAATAACGGAACACCTTTCTTCCCAGCATCAGATAAAGGAATTATTGTAACTCTAGATGGTGTTCTACAAGAACCTGGAGTTTCTTACACAATCTCTGGTGATCAAATTGTTTTCTCTGCTCCACCTCTAGGACCAGGAAATAAACTTACTGGTGATGGTGGAGAAGTAACTCCATATAAAGGTGTTACTTTCTATGGTAAGGTATTCCAGTTTAAGGATGATCAATACAATACTAAGCATCTAAGAAAGATTAGAAATATCTTCCAACGTGGTGGTACTTGGATTGATGCAGCAAACCAAATTGAAAGAAACGTAGAATTTATTGTTAATGAAACTATTGGATATGCCAAGCAAACATATCCTACTTTAGATTGGAGTACAAAGCAAGATGATTATGAAACAAATATTCGTGCAATTCTAGATGCTTATCAGCATGACATTAGATTTGGTGGAAATGTAAAAACAGTTGATTACACTTCTATTTTTAATTCTAGTAGTGACTATTTGTACATTCAGAATAATAGAACTGAGTCTAATGCAATTTTTGCTTATGCTACTAGATTGGCAAGACTTGCTATCAGAAACTGGGATTACACTGATGTAGGTGTATCTTATTTTGCTGGTAGTCCTAAAATGGTAGTAACCAGCACAAAAGATATTGCTGTTGGTATGTTTGTCAGTTCTGGTAGTTCATACCCAGTTGGAACAAAAATCGTATCTATTGATAGTGAAACAGAACTAACACTTAGCAGTGAGGCACTAGCAAACTCTGCTGGAGGAGGTGGAGCTCCAACTGGAACTACTTTATTAAGTGGCACAGCAAGCACAGGACCTATTGCTACTAGTACAGGTGCTGTTGCTCCTAATGATGAATTTAATATTCCACCTGGTGTTATTGTTTCTGTTCCTACATCATTCTCTGGTAATGATTCAGCAACATTCTCATGGAGTGGAATCAATAACGGTACATTTTATGATGCAGGTAATTTAATTACATTAAACAGAGCGTATATTATTTCAGAGTCTTTAACATGGGCACAAGGACAATATCCTGGATTAAATTGGGGATCTTATTCCACAAAGTGTGGTAGAGATATTGGATTGATTCTTGATGCATACGTTTATCACCTCAAATTTGGTGGTAACGAAAAAATTGTAGAAGCAGCTCAACTTTATTATAGAAAAAATGATTATCCATATGGTGAAGAACTGTACTACATCTCAGGACAACTTACAGAAACAATTGAAACATTCTTATACGCAAAGAATTTAATGGTTAAGGCAATGAGAAATGAATTGCCAAATACAGATCCAAATGTAATTACTGATTCTAAATCTCCAGCATGTGTAGAAGTTGAAAGTGCTTTGAATACCTACCACAGTATTGTTGATACTATTTTAACAGAAGGTAGAGGACTTGTAGAGAAAACTCCACAAAATCCAAATAAAGCAGGTAATTGGACTCCTACTTTGACATATTCTAATTACAATATTTTAGGTGACCCATTACTTCCTGATCAAGAATGCAATACTGTTATTTCTTCCGTTGATTCTCTATATGATAATCTAAGTGATGTGTTGACAGAGCAATCTGTTACTAGAGCACTTCCAGATTATATTGATGGAGAAAACAAAGAGTTTGAGTTGTATTGGGATGATAATACTGTTGTCAATACTGAAGAGGATGAAGATCTATTCTTGACAATCAACGCAGTATTACAAAGACCTAAGTTTACGGAAGGTTACCCACTAGAAGATTCTTACTTTATTGACAGAACTGTAATTCCTAATGTACTTAAATTTGATGTTGCTCCTATTTGGGACCAAGATCTTGGAGCTAAGAGTATTGGCGAACCAACAGCAGTAGAAAAAGTTGCTGGTATTGGTGTTGGTAATTATAAGAGACTTACTATTGATTATAATCTAGTTGATGGTGTTAGAAATGGTCCTTTCTTAATCCTGGATGTAGAAGATTATACTGTACAAAATATTGAACAGGAAGATTGCTTGTATGTCTTCCTAGACGGAGTTTTACAACGTAAAGGATTCTCTTATACTGTATCTGGTCCGAACATAACATTTAATGTTCCAATCCAGAAAGAGATGAAGATTGACATTCGTTATCTCTATGGAAGAGATGTTGGACAAGTTCTCAACATCTATGATTATGCTCCAGATACCTACTTTGCAAGAGGTACATTATCGTTTGACACTAATGTACTAACAGATTTATTGGGTTATTCTTGGATGGGCGATGCAATCGGTCTTCCAATTCATGTTTGGCAACAGAGATCTAACGGAACATATAATATTATTGGTGAAATTGGCAATCCACTTTCACTTGGAAGCAATGTCCAATTTGATATTAAAGGTCAAAATGCTGTAATTGAAAGTGGTCTGGACTTTTCCTTTGCACCAAAAGGATATTATGACAGAACATTTGTAATTGCAGATGCAGACATTTCTAATGTAATCCTTACATATGAGGTAGATGATTCTGGAAGAAAAATTCTAACAGATGATAATGGTATTTGGTCTGGAAGTAATTACGGAAAAACATACAAGCAACCATTTGTGTCTCTATCAAATGGAGATAGAATTCGTGTAGAAGGTGAAGAAGGATTCCGTAGCATTAAAAAACTACCAACAAAAGCTACTAGTAAAGATGGTAGACCAGGAGAACAATTAACTGATGATATTTTCGGAACAGTCTCAATTGAGTCTTATACTGGAATTACTAGAGGTGAGGGTCTTTCTGTAATTGCCACTGTTGAGAACGGTAGTATCACAGAACTGACTTGGAACCAACGTAGTTATGATCCTATTACACAACCAACTGCATATCAGTATTATACACCACCAGTTCTTAAGTTTGTACCTGCAAATGGCGAAGGTGGTGGTGCAAGAGCAAATGTCTTGGTAAGTAAAGGTCAAGTAATTAGTGTTGATATTATTGATGGTGGTTCTGGATATACAGAAGCTCCAAAAGTTATTGTAACAAGAAGATTTGATATTCTTTCTGATAGAGACATTGGTGTATCAAAGATCAATAGTCTTTATAGACCTTATCTTAATGTTGGTCAGACTGGATTTATTATATCAACTATTGACGTTCTTGGTAATAGACTAGTTGATGTAACCTCTTTCTCTTCTGTAGATCTCACCAGTCCTGCAGATGTTGATCGTAAGATTATCGCAGTAATTCAAACTGGAGATACTAAGTTACCATCATCCATTCTGTCTGGTACTGGAGCTGACATGCCAGAAGGCACTGAGCAACCTGGTGGTGCTCAGATTGTATACATTGAACCAGAACCTGTTCAGATTGAAGGAGTTGGTGGTGTATTAAGACTACAAGATTCCACAACTGTTGTTTCTGCAGAGATTCAAGATATTGTTACTGTTAATTCTATTTCAACAGTAAGTAAAGCGATTACAAGCACGGTACAGAATGTCATTCCAAATGATGCTCTGTCTAACATCAACTTCTTTGAGACTGCTGCATATCTTGATCTTGACTTCAATATTGGCGATTCTATTGCTTACATCCCAGATACTACGAAGTTTGATCCAATGGGTCTACTTCTCGTTGGTGATGAAGTTGTAAGATACCATAGAAAGCTTTCTGATAGATTCCTCAATATCCTCAGAGGTCAAAGAGGAACTACAGAACAGAATTGGACTGCTGGTACTTTCTTGAGACAGATCCCAGAACTAGTATCTGTTGCTCCTGTTGGCGTTGTTCAGGTACAATCTGAAAGCGATGTCAAGATGGTCAGTGCATCTGCAACAGCAGGTGGATTTGAAAGAAAGATACAGAGACAAGTTGGTTCTTCTGATGAACTAGCAATTACTAGTGCAGCAACTGAAGTTATTGTAACTCCTCCACCAAGCGGTGTTGTTGATGGTTATCAGGAAGAATTATTCTTGACAGATCCAGTTCCTACTAGATCTGGTAACACAACTGGTGGACATGATGGTGAGGTTGATTTGATTGATGTAAATGGTCAATATTTTGTTACTCGTAGAGATACAACAGAACAATTGGTTAATAACAGTGTATTTGGATTAATTTCTGAATATATTGGCAATTACGCCAAAACCAATGTTGGACATAGAATCAGTCATTTTGAAGGCATTTTTGACGATGGAACATGTGGAGTATCAGGACTATCAATTGGAGAACTTGATTTGTATTTTGGATCTCTAACTATTGAAGACTTCACTGAAAGAGGAAACTCTAGTTACACACTTGCAGGAGATAAGTTTGTCATGTTACCACCATCCATTCAAAATCCTGTTGCTATTAGTTCTTCAGCAGGAACAATTGGTGGAAGTATTGTTGTTCAAGATACAACGTTCTTCCCAACAACTGGATACTTGTTTAGTTCGGGTGGTACTGTTATTCAGTATACTGGAAAAACAGCAACTTCATTCACTGGATGTACTCTAACTAGAGGTCCAAATTCAATTGCTAACGGTCATGAGTTGATTCCGTTTGCAATCTCCTAAATATTGCTATAAATATAAATAACTCAGGCACAAATTACAACGTCGGACAAAGAAACCCATGGCTGCTATTATTTCTGATAAGTTTCGCATCTTTAACGCGAAACAATTCCTAGAGTCTCTAACGGAAGGTGCAACGGACACCAGTTCAGAGCGTTCTAGAATGTACTTCTTTGTGGGTCGTCCACAACCTTGGAGAGCGTATCTAGAGATTTATTCTAAAAACGCAACCGCGTTTACCGTAGGAAACGAAGTTTATGTTGGAACGTATGGTTCCACCGCTTTCCGCGCCACAGTTGCTGCAGTTTATGATAGTGCCCTCCTCCTGACCGACGTTTTTGGCAGCAACGGTGTTAACTCTGCTCCTCCTCTTGGTTCCGACCTAAAGGGTAGAACTGGCGGTGCTGGTGGTTCTGATACAGGTGCTACTGCTAAGTCTGGCGTTTATCGTTATGCAACTGAAGACGTTCCTCCTCTTCCTCTTGATAACCAAAGAGAAAAAGTTGGTCTTTATGACGAATTGATTGCAGCTAAGCGTATTACTGATGCTTTTGCAAGAACTGTCATCCGCCGTTACAACTGGGACCTAGTTGCTAACCCTAAGTTTGACATGTGGAAACCTGACTACTCTGCTACTCCTGGTGGCGGTGGTCAAATTGGTAAGCAGACCGCAACTGGTGCTAACACTATTGCCGATGCTAAGTTCTATGTAATGAACTCTGCATATGAAGTATTCAAGTGCCTTTACAATGGCGAGGGTCCTGGTAATAGCACTGGTCAGAATGCAACAGAAGAACCAACTACTGCTGGTGGTAACTACTCTGCTGGAACTGGTCTTTATACCGAATCTACTGGTGCTGGTTACATTTGGAAGTATATGTACACCATCCCAACTGATGATGTTCTAAAGTTCCTCTCCTCTGACTTCCTTCCAATTGTTCTTCCCGCTAACGCATCAAGAACTGGTGTTGTTGGACAAGCAGTTGCGGGTGCATGTGATGTTGCTCTAATTGAAGATGCTGGATCGGGACTTCCTGCTTCTCAGACTCTTTACACTAGTATCAAAGGTGATGGCACAGGTGGTGTCGTAGAACTAGTAACAAACGGTTCTGGTACAATTACATCTGCAAGCATTCAAGCTCGTGGACAAGACTATACTTATGCTAATGTCCTTCTAGGAAATGGCAACCTCTTCTCTGACACTGGTCTAAGCACTGCAGTCGCAACTGGTGCTTCTGCTGTTGGTGCTATTGAGATTATCTTACCTCCTGAAGGTGGTCATGGTTCTGACCATGAAACAGAACTTAATGGTAAGCGTGTGATGACAAACATCCGTCTAACTTACTCTGAAGGTTCTGGTGACTTCCCAGTAGATAACGACTTCCGTCGTATCGGTATCATTGCCGATCCACTAAATTGGGGCACAACAACATTCTCTACAGCAGATACATTATCTGGATTAAAAGCAATTAAGATCACTGGTGCTACTGCAGACTTCTCTGTTGACGAGAAGATTACACAGACTGTAACTGGTGGTACTGCATATGGTACAGTTGTTTCCTGGACACTTGACAGTGGTTCTACAACCGCTGGTGTTCTTAAGTACATCCAAACCAATGATGCACACACTGATCAAGGTGTTGTAAGAGCATTTGAGTCCAATGGTGCTAATGCTATTACTGGAGAGTCTTCTACAGCTTCTGGTAACGTAGACACTGGATATGGTTCTGCTCTACTAGGTGTCACTTTCGCAAGTGGACTAGCAGCACCTGAGATTGAAAACAACTCTGGTGACGTTATTTACGTTGAGAACCGTCGTCTAATCACTCGTGCTCCTGACCAGATTGAAGACATCAAACTAGTTATTGAATTCTGATTCAAACACATATTTAAAAGTCCCCTAA